ATAGTATTACGCTCGGAGCCTGTTTCGGCAGCCAGCGAGAGATTATCAACGCCATACTGGAAATGAACATGCTCATGGTGTTGCTCACCCTGCTGGACGCAGAAAAGACCCTCGGAGACCTGAACGGAGAAATCTCTGGGCTGGAATACAAGGGTTTGAAACTTCTTTAATAGTAAAAAGATGCCTTACATTCAACAAGAAAACATAACTGGAGACGGAAGCGCAACCGAGTTCACACTCGGGCAAAACTTTCGAAACGGCACTTGCCACATTGAATACAATGGCAGGCTTTTTTATGAGTATCGGGAAGTCTCTCCAAACAAAGTAAAGTTTGATTTTGCGCCTTCTGCCGACGACTTGGTGAAAGTTTCGTACTACACCGCCAACGAATCTGGCCGACTCAACGCCGTGCGCTACCTGACGCCAAAGCAGTATCTGGAATTGAGCGATTCGGAAAACCAAAACCCTCCCGAGGACGACTTGATTGAAAAGAAAATCCGCGAGGCGGAAATGTTTATCGATTCGTTCTGCGGATTCTGGGAAAAGGCCGCCGACACTCAGCAACTCTTGTTCCCGCGCATTGTCGATATTGATAACGAGGAAAAGTATCCACCGATTCCCAAAGAAATCACCAAGGCCACTGCGTTGTTTATCGACATGATGATGAGCGGAAACAACGGCGGCAACGAGGAAATCGTTGAGGAATCAATTGGAAATTACAGCTACAAGAAATCAACAAGTGCGCAGACTGAAACAATCGATGATCGACTTTTGCCTGTAAAAACAATGCTCAAAGGCTTCCGCAAGCTCACGGGCAAAATGAATATTAACCTGTAAACCCATGTCATTCTTTGATTTGCTCACACAAACCGCAACGATCCAAGAACAGCACACTTCCAATGTTGGCGGTGTGGTGCAAAAGACATGGACTGACAAATTGACCGCTCCAGCACGGCTTGTCGCAAACAACGGCAGCATGCGAAAAGGAGCTGAGGACTTGGAAAAGTACACACGCGGAGACTACACGCTCTTTCTCGGCTTTGAGCCAGATATCACTGAGAAAATGCGAGTCGTCGTTGATGGAGACCAGTATGAGATAGCTTTTGTCTCAAAGGTCATGGGCAAACAAAGCTTCGACCACTTGGAGCTTCAGCTTAACAAAGTAACCGCATAACTATGGCAATTAAAGTAACAGGAATCGCCGATGTTGTTGAAGCCTTAACCAAAGGCATTCAAAACTATGGCCAAAAAACTGCGAAAGCAACCATGCAAGCGGGACTCAAGACGGAATACTTCGTTAAGCAAAGCACTCCAGTGCGTACAGGAAACCTGAAATCGAACATCAATACGCGGATAATTTCCGAGGCAAAAGACAAGGTGGAGGCCTTCGTCGGAACCAATGTCTCTTACGCACCGTTCGTTGAATTCGGAACCAAAAGAATGGAACCGCGAGCGATGTTCCGAAAAGCAATCGACGAACACGGCAAAGAAATCTGGCAAACTTATAATAATTATTTGAAAAACAATGAATCTTAAAACCGCCATCTATGAACAGCTGACCAATGACCCTGCGATCACTGCGATCGTGGGCGACCGCGTCTATCGGACATTTGCACCCGAAGCGACAACCCCTTTCATCTCCTTTCAGCGGATAACAGCCGTAAACCAAAACGACATCGACTGCGTGACTGAGCGTTACCAGTTCGACCTTGTCGGTACAGTTGAAAGCGATGACACGCTGGAAGAATTGAAGGAAAAATTGCTTGATAACTTGAACCGCTTCCGAGGTGATCTTGGAAACACGGGAATGAAGGTAAAGAATACGTGGCTCGATGTCATTGCGGATGGATTCAGCGAAGACAATTCGCTGCGCCGAATCACGATCGACTTCAAGTTCGCGTATTTACGACAAGAACAGGAAGTCGAGCAATAAAATTCCACCCGTCCGCGAGGTGGAAAACTGAGGCATATAGCCCGCTAAAGCTTGGAATGAATTCCAGTGCTAAACGCGGGCATTTTTATTAACCATTTTTTAACTCTCATCACTATGTCACAAACGAACATTCAACGAAACGAGGCACTGCGCTACGGTTCAGTAACCCTCTTCATCGGAGACGATTTCGGATCACTCATCAATGTGGGTGCTATCCGAAACATGTCCTTCGAACACAAGGCGGAAAACATCGAGGTCGCCTTCGATAACGTTCCTGCCATCAAGAAATTCAAGAACGGAAACAAGGCGTCATTCGTCTTTGATTTGGCGGAAATCGATCTGACCACATTCGCTTACACCGATGCAGGATTGGTCGTGCAAACCAATATCGCAGGCGCTCCCGTAAACATCACCAACGAAAACCTCGTCCTGACTGGCGTGCTTGGAAAAGCCCTGCAGAACAAGAACGGCAACGGCGCGGTAGTCACTGGAATCGTAGTAACCGACGAAGGCGGATCAATCACTTACGTCCTCAATCAGGATTACACCGTGCAGATCGGAGCCGACGGATATACCCGCATTGCCCGCATTGAAAGTGGAGACATCGACAGTGGCGATACTTTGCTTATGGATTACACCTACACACCGAATGCCAGCAAGAAAGTGACCTTCTACACTGGCGGAACCAAAACCTACAAGGTCGCGCGAATCGTGAACGTCAATAACGACGGCAAAGAATTCCGCATTGATCTTGAGAATGTCACAAACATTAAACCTCTTACCACTCCTTTCCAAGCCGATGACGGCGACGGCATCATGGTCTGCTCAATCGAGCTTTCTGGAACCGTTAAAGAAATCGTGGACGAACAGAGCGTCTCTTAACATTTAACTCTTAACATATGAGCAGAATATTCGATGCAGATAGCCACGCGCTCCTTTCCGATCAAGACGTCTTCAAGGTCGGCGGCAAGGAGTACAAGGTGCCAGACATCAAGATGAAAACTATGCTGCAGTTCGAAAAACTGGAGCAATCGAATGTGAGCAAATTCCAGACCATGGTGGATCAAATCCATCTGGTCTTGAAGGATTGCAACAAGATCAGCAAAGACGAAATCGAAGGCTGGGGCTTCAAGACATGCCTCGCTTTCATTATGTGGCTTTTTGAGCCACTCAAAGAGTTGGGTTTAAAAAAAACGGAAGAGCTCTTAAAGAGCCAGAAAACAAGCGAAGAAGAGTAAAACTCGGTGAGATGTTCGCGCAGATGATCAGGTACTACAACGGCGGATTTGATCATTGGAAACTCCTTCGGCTCACTTACAGACAATTCCTCATGTACTACTCGTGCCTTATGGACATGCTGGAAGCCGAAAACGGCAAACAGGCGGACAAGCCAAAGAAAGACCCGCTCGAGGCAATGAAAGAAGTTAAAAACATTATTCAATCTTAAACCACATGGCATTTGGAATGACCAACATCGTCGGGGAGCTGGGAGTAAAGATCACTGGATACACCAACGATCTCGAAACCTCGCTCAAAAGCGCAACCAAGCAGATCAAGGGATTCGGCAATGACGCCGAGACAGTCTCGAAGATCAGCTCGGTGGCGTTTGCTGGCATTGCGGCTGCAGCTACTGCGCTGGCGGCTGGTCTTACTATTTCCGTGAAAAATGCCGTGGAGTTTGAGAAAGGAATGACCAACATCGCGACGATCGTGGACACCAATACTGAGAGCATTCAGGAAATGGGCAATGCTGTTCTTGATGTTGCGAAGCGTACACCCGTGCAGATTTCCGAATTGACGGCGACTCTGTATGAAATCCGCGACGCTGGAATTTCCGCAGGCGATGCGATGGAGGTGTTGGAAAAGTCAGCCCAACTCGGAGTAGTTGCCTTGGGCACTACGGCCGAAGCGGCGGACATCGTTACAAGCGCGGTCAATGCCTTCAAGCTCAACGCCGAGGAAACGCAAAAAGTGTACGGGTATGTCTTTGAGGCCGCCAAGGCTGGCAAGACAAGCCTTTCCGATCTGGCAAACGGATTCGGTTCGGTTGCTGCTATGGCTGCCAACGCCAATATCCAGCTTCCCGAATATCTCAGCGCAGTTGCGGCGCTTACTGTGACTGGTCTTCCCGCCGCGCAAGCGAATGCCGAACTCAAATCTGTTATCGCAGGCGTGACGCGCGAAAGCAAAGACCTGACAAAAGTGT